TATTTTTTAATCACATTGTCCTGTTTTTTAATCACATTAAACTTGTTATTATCTACCTTGTTATGAATAAACTCAGTTTTGTCTGCATCAATCCCAAAATAAGAAATATCTTGACTATAGGGATTTAACGACTTGTCATCAATATAAATATCCGCGTAAGGTTTACCAAATAAAAGTTCGTCGTATTCAATGTTATATTTATCCAAGGTTTGGATTGTGACAAGAGCGTATTCATTTATTTTATTCCCGCGTTCTAGACCGCGTGAGGTATGAATAATGATTTCGTGGCCTATTTTTTTTAAGTTTTTTAATAGAGATATCATTTTAAAAATGGGTTTTACAGTAGTATAATCATTGGGAATAACAGGATAGGTTACAAGTGTATTATCCAAGTCAAAACATATTCTTAATTTTTTTGATTGAAGTTCATTATTATTTCCGATAAACTTGGAGTAATGAATATACATAGAATGAATCTCTATTGAATCATCTAACATCAAGTTATAAATCTGTGAAAAGTAAAAGGAATGATTGACTTTGATATTTTCCTCAATGAGTTTTTTTGCATATTTCTTAAAAATGCTTGCACTTTTAAACCCGTAAATACCGCAACAATAATTTTCAGATATTTTAACCTTTTCTTCTATTCGCGTTACCAATTTATTTTCAATTTGAATAAAAGAAAATCCATCATCAGAAAGGTCTGAACCATATCCAATAAAATTGTTGCAATAATCGTCTAATTTAGGTATGTGATGAACATTGTCATTGTCAATAAAGAGTATGGGTTCGTTTCCCAATTCTGGAAGCCCTACTAACGCGGATTCAACGGGACCACGGGTAAGGTAATCTATTTTAGAAAAATAAATGGTTTTGTCTTTGAAAAGATACGAGACAATTTCTTCAAAATTATATTCTTCTAAAAAAATGTTATAAAAAATATATATTTCGTTACTGGGTATGTTATCTATGATATATTCTATCATATATTTTCCGTTTATGTAATTCAAAGGTGTTGGTAAGGAGTAATCTTTTTCGGTTTTTATACCGCCACATAAAATAATATACTTCATTATTATCTTATATATAGCGATTCTATTTATTATCGTTCTAATCTACATAAATATCTGTTAAACGTTGTAAAAGGATGATTCTTCGTAATAATGTTTTGCAGGCTGTTCTAAATACGAATCTCTCATTCCTTTATAGATAGGACAATCTAAACCGCGTCTATTACCTTTATTACCATAATCTTCGGGATTTGTTTTTTCTGTCGTGTGTTCTTTTTTATTTTCAGGACGGCCTGAAATAACATAAAAAGGATTTAGGTCAAGATAGGTATTTGAGTCAAAACGTTTGTCCGTCATAAAGCCTAAATCGTCATTGGTTAATTTATATTGTTTTTTGTAATAAGTCCACGCCTTGTGGTTCAATATGAAATTTTCATCTAAAATATTAAAATGCTTTTTGGGAACATATAAAATCATATCAACCACCTCGGGGTCTTTCTTCTCGGTAAACCCGCAATGTCCTGTATAAAAGTTATGGGCTAAAAAGTTGACCTTATCTGATTTTAAATCTAACACATCAAAAAAATCCTTCTTTAAAAATAGATCTATACGAACAAATAATACAAAATCGTATTGGTCCATTTTTAATTCGTTCATATTTTTTATGCAATTTTTAATCAAGGAATCTCTACCGTCAGTAGATTTTCCTCTTACCTTTATAGTATTTAAAATAATATCAAAGGGATTATACCATATCTTAAACTGTGACTCATATTTGCTATGATACGAACAAACTAGAGAGTCTATATCATATCCTTTCTCGGTAAGAACCTTATTTAATTTTATGTGCGACTTTGAGGCGTATAACTGATTGTTATAGCCTTTTACTGTATCTTGGATGCTTGATAAATTGGGGCCATCTCTAAATCCTCCTCCATAATAAACAAGCAAACCTTTTTTGTTTGATTTATGTGTAAAGGGTTCTTGAGTTTTATAAATTAAAAGAATAGAAAAAAGGATAAGGATAAGAAGGATAAGATACATATATAATATGTATACAATAATTAAACACCCAGGTCTCTCATTAAGCATATACTCGTCATCATCATAATTTCTCCATCAATGTACTTCATCAAATTATATTTCTCTTGAATGTTTTGTTCTATATTTTCTATTCGTACAAAATGACACACTTTCTCGCGAACATAAGAATAGTCATTGCCTTCTTCATCTTGCCAACTTGATATTTTATACAAATATCTCCAATATCTTTCGTCACATTGTCTCATTTCTGGAATGGTCAGACTCTTCTTTTTACTCCACTCTTGCAAACAAACGTACTCATCTATTTCACTCATATTATTAAAGATAATTGGTTGTTAATTTTAAAATCAATTTTAATAGTATATGTATTCCAAAAAGTCCGATAAGTTTAAAAAACTTTTAAGAATTCGGGAGACTCTAGAAAAAGAATCCGACCAATTTCCTGAAGCCTTGTGTGATTGCGCTACGCGCCTCATTTACGATGAGATTCCCTTTATTACAATTATGAATGGTCGGTTTAATGGTATACCACACGTATGGGCGTACGATATGGAGCAAAAGGTTCATATAGACCTTACCTTAGACCAATTTGACCCAGATTTTAAACCTATTACTATTGTAACAACAGATGAAGCCATACGATTGGGATATGAATTAGGAACTTTAACAGATTGGGGGAGATTGTTTGAAAATAACTTTTTATCTTTAAACAAGGAGATTGGAGGAAACAAAACAATGAGAAATGTTCTAAGGTCTTTAAAACGAACAAAGACACGTTCGCGTTTCAAGTTTTGGTAATGAGTTCCTCTTTAAATTGATACTTACCGATGTGATATTTTTGAAGCCATTTTTACAGTATTTGAAGAGGTGAAACAAAGAAGGAGTATGTATCTTCAATCTTTGGCCACGACCGTATAAAATGTTGCACGTTTTCAGGAAACCTGGTAATGTGTTCCTCTTTAAATTGATACTTACCGATGTGATATTTTTGAAGCCATTCTTTCTCAGACAGGTCAGAGACATTTAAAGAAGAATCCATAGGAGTTTGGTTTTCCATTTTACAATATATCCTATTTTATTAATTCAATATTGAATTAAATTTTAAAAATCTTTATGAATATGTTTCAAAAGAATATCCAAATGAGACGACATAATACGCAAGTCTTCAACCTTGTCTGCATCATATACTTTGATTTTCTTATCTTCAATGGCCTCCTTTAATCGGTGTACCGAATTGATATAGACCTGTATCTTATCGCTCATTCCTTTTGACTTTGCAATTATCATATAGCCCAATTTTTCAAATACACTTTTAAACCATTTGTTTATTCCTTTCAAGGTTACATCCCCTACTTTTCCAGGTATTTTACGATTTTTAAGAGTTCTCATTATATATAATAATAGAAATTAACTTATAAAAAATGTTTTATACTATGAAATGAAAGTTCACATTTTGGGTGATGTGGGTGTTGGTAAAACATCTCTTATCCATTTACTACAAAACCGCGAATTTGATAGTAAGTATATGCCGACTACCAAATATGAATATTACGAATTTTATCATAACCTATTGCAATATCAGATATGGGATACACCAATGGATGAAAAATATAATGTAGATTATAATTTATGCGAGTTAGTTTTAATCTTGTTTGATGTCACTCGTCCAGATACGTTTACAAATGCGTGTTTTTGGCACAATAAAATCCGCGAGACCTCAAAGACGCCTATTTTGTTTATAGCAAACAAGTGTGATATTCAAAAAATATATTATAAAGAAAATTTAGACAAGCCGTGTTTAAACATCTCTGTTAAAACCCAGTACAATTGTGATAAGTTGACGTTTAAAATAAATGAGTTGTTTGAGTTATGGTAATTGGTCAAAGCCTACGGCTAAGCTTCAGCAACCTTTGGTAGCCTTCAGCAACCTTCGGTCAAATCTCATTCAATTCTTTAAGTGCAATTGTTCTATATGTTTTGTAATCACAGAACCGATTGAAATAGGAGCAATAAAATCCATTATAAAAATACTTAATGTATCTATCCAACTTGTCTCGTTCCACGAGTTTACTAAACAAGACGGACGTACAAGTTCTTTCGCCAAGGTGTTCTGTGCTATAAATATACGTAGATAACGTCAAAACCCCGTCTTTATATGTTAAAACGGCTTGACCGTAATCATACAAAATTCCACCGTGTTCAGTAAGGTCTTGCAAATAATAAGAACTTACACAATCCATATATTTATTCATAGTTCTTATTTTTATAGATTTCATTTTATAAAAAAGTTTTGCAATTAGTTTCATATCAATTTTTATGATACTAATAAAATGAATCTCTTCATAGACGAGAGAATGACAAATATAGATGATTTATTTAACAAACTAAAAAGTAAAGAAGGAATTGTCTATATTAAAGTGTGTATGTCGCCTGTTATTTGTGCAAGTATACACTTTACAAGTGTATCGCAAGATATAAAGGAAATTATTAGAAACCATTTGACAGAAGTGGGTTATTATAGTTATTTTGAGATTTGGAAAAATATATAATATAACTAATGATTAAATCCTTTGTTTCTGTCATACCATACATTAAAGAAAATACTCTTATTATTTGCGATATAGACGATACCTTTTTAAAATACGAAAAGGGGTTTAATTATTTTAAAAATTATAAGGACGCAGGAAAGATGTATAGAGAATACAAAAAAACAAATTACCCTAAATTTACAGATTATTCTGGGTTTATGCAAATGATGCATCATTTAGACAAAGGAGAGCTTGTCTTTTTAACAGCGCGTAAATTGGAGGAAGAAAATGATACGCGAAAAGAATTTTCTTATTTAGGAATAAATTATGATTATTTTAAGGTATTTTATACAGGCGATAGGATATCAAAGGGTTCATTTATTAAGAAGAATTTCAAGATTAAGGGTAAGAATGTAATCTTTATAGATGATTTTATAGGAAATATAGAGTCTGTCTCAAAAATACCATCCATCAAATGTTTTAAATTTATATAGTATATATATAATGTTCAGATTTGGAAAAAAGTCGCGTATCTATCACGTACCTGTTCACCAGACACGTACTGCAAAAAAAGGCCGTTCAGTAGCACGTAATACAAGACAACAGTCGCGTAAAAATTATACAAAGAGAACTAGAACTATTAAAGGTGGCTTCTTTGATAAGTTAACGGCAGGCTTTAAAAAGCTAACTCAATAAGTATTTTAAAATATGTTAATCAAGAAGATTAATATATTTTTGTTCCTGGTGAGAGTTGAACTCACGACCTACGGCTCATAAGACCATCGCTCTAACCAACTGAGCTACAGGAACATTATCACAGGCGGGATTCGAACCCGCGAAGCCGAAGCACAAGCTCTTAAGGCTTGCCCATTTGACCACTCTGGTACTGTGATTGTGATATCCAGCTGATATACATATAACTATACTTACTCTTTATATTCATTTATTTTTATTTTTATTTTTATTTTTCTCTGTTTTTCCAATTTTTCTCTTTACCAATCTATTTTTAAGGGTAATGGTACGTCTACGTCTAGGTAAAGGCTTTTGATTATATTCTTGTGTAATGTTGGGTATACGGTTATCTATTGGATTGTAATAAGACATGTGTTTTTGTGAAGGGTCGCGTGGTACGCAAATATAGCCGCAGAAATTCTTATAATTTAAGGACCCATAATCACGAGACGCAAACTCGGGATTTTGAATAAGATTATTTTTAGCATCATAGGCAGTACTAGGTTTATATCCAGGCTTATGCGTCCAATAACCCTCGTCATTTAAACGATAGTAATGATAATCTCTTCCAGGTGCAACAACAATCGCGCCTTTATAGGTATCTTTCGGACATTTTTTTTCATATGTAGAACGTTTAATACTTGGATTATCAGACAAGGTTCTTTTTACAATTTCAGGACAATTAAAGTCTTTGGTTTTTAAAGCAGGCAGACCTGCAGCATATCCTGGTTGAGACCTTCTACAGAATTCATTGGATTTTAATTCTTTTACACATAACTTTTTTGCACCCTCACTTTTTAAATTAAGTAAATAAGAATAACAATTATGACTCTCTCTCGTGTATGTATCTTCATTATATGATTTATCATGGAGTGATAAAGGAATCCTCATACATTATATAAATAAATAATAATGTTGAATTTATAAAAATTTAAACTATCTATTTATAATGGAAGAATTAAACGTAGATAAATATTCAGTTTCAGAACTTAAAAAGATGTTTACCAAACATAGTGGAATCAATTGCTTAAACGATTTTACAGTACAAGATATAGAAGACAGTAAAAAAAGATTGTTTATGAAAATGCACGAAACTCACAACAAAGAACAGTTGAAGGAATTTTTGGATAAAGCCGCAGAAAAAATAATTTCCGATAAATTCTTGGGAGGGATAAAAGAAACTCAGGGAGTAGTTGTGAAAAATACAGTCCGAGACAATTTGAACGCAGATTACAAAAATACAATCACCCGATTAATATTAATAGACTCGCAATATAGACCCGACTTGTTAAAAGAACCAACTGATTATATTTGCACCCTTAACGAAAAAATAGTCAATACCGTTTCACTTAATATTGAAAATATACAAATACCTCTTACTTTTTATAACATTGAAAGCAGAAAGGGTAATAATAGATTTAGCCTCACGATAACAGAACCAAATTTAACGTTTGCTACTACAAATGTTGTATTACCAGATGGTAATTATACCTTGGATGAAATTTTAACCTATATATCAACAGGAACATCCATTACTGCAACAAAGGGAACAAAAACAGGGCTTATCACCATTAGCACTGGTTTAAGTGCAGCTCATTCAGTTAAAATAGACTTTATGCCAGAGGGAGTTAAACTAAATACATCTCTAGGTTGGTATTTGGGTTTCAGAACGATTACAGGCAATTCAGTTGTCTCGTCAGACGCCGAGTATACTCTAGAATATAGTTTTAGACACACCACGCCTATAACAGGTATAGCGGTAGCCATGGCACCAAAAATAAAGTATTTTGTTGTCGTGGTAGAAGATTTTAATAAGACACAAACAGCAGATACGTTAGTACAAGTTCAATTAGACCCTTTGATATCAACACCTACATCCTATTTTGGAGATAGACGTCTTACAAAGGCTCAGATTTGTACGAAGGAAAAACAAAATCAGGCCGTTAATAGTTTACAATTTCAAAATCAGCGTTTAGAGGTTAACGCGCCAAATCAAATACTTGGCGTATTTACATTAGATAGTTCAAAACTAAACTGGGGGGATATTTATTTTAGTGACAAATGCAAATATGTTCGCGAGTATCACAGTCCAACTAATTTGGAAAGACTGCAAGTAAAAATATATGACGATACGGGGTTTTTATTAAATTTAAATGGTAACAATTGGTACATGACACTTATGACTGAAAATGTCTATAAGTATTAATTTTTAAGCGCACTCATAAACCCTTCTTCTGTTCTAGGGCCTTCATAGGGAACAGGCTTTCCATTTTTAAATAGGATAATGGTTGGGTAGCCATCTATATTATATTTTTTTGAAATTTCCTCATTCTTCTTTTTATCTTCGTCCGTGTCTTTGTCACTTCCTCCAATATTTATATTAATCATCGTAAGACCATTTTCAGATGCATTTTTAGAGGCCTTTTCCCACGTCGGCTTTAATTTTTTGCAATGTCCGCACCAGTCTGCATAAAATAAAACAAGAGACTTTTTATCTGGACCAATATATTGTTCAAGGTTATCAGGTTTTACATCTTGAAACCCTTCCTTCAAGTAGGTTGAATAAAAGTAAAAGAGAACGATTAGGATGAAAAGCAAAAGCGCAATACGCGGTAAATTCTTTGGTTTTACGTAGGTTTTGAGAGATTTAAGTTTTTTTGTTATTTTATCCATTAGAATAGGGTAATATTATTTAGTCGTAATAATCGGCTCTTAATGGAGTTAATATTTTTTCTAATAAAGGGTCCCAGATTAATTTTAATACACTAAAAAGTGTGGGAACTTCTCCTTGAATTGATTCACGAGGTATTTCTCTAATACCTGCATCAAAAAATTTATTAATAGGATATATTGCATCATTATAAGCATTTGCACCAACTTCAGTAACCTTATTAAGTCCTGGAATAACATTATCATTTATAACCCATCTAAATTGACCCCATAAGTAAAAGGCCACCCATATAATTAGACAAAAAACAAAAAGGTAAATCAACATTACCCAAAGATGCCATCTAGAAATAATAAAATATACAATATTAATCAATATTATAACAACAAGACAGAATCCTAAAACTAATATGCGAAGCGGATTAAAAATAAGAGACAATACAAACGACATCATTCCCTGATACGAAAACATCTGACCTGTTTGTTGTCCTTCACTTTGTTGACCTTCGGTTTGTTTAAGTATAGTGTTCTGTATATAATTGTAGGTCCAAACATAAGCGGGATTAAATATTTTTGTATTTAAAAAATCATTTACAAATTTAAGTGATTGAGTAGCGTTCATTATATAAGTATTTTAAAAGTTAATAAAGTAATACAACTATTACTTTATTAAAACGCTTCATGTAGGGATCGAACCTACGACCTAACGGTTAACAGCCGTTCGCTCTAACCAACTGAGCTAATGAAGCAAAATCTATGGCGGGACTCGAACCCACAACCTTCAGATTAGAAGTCTGACGCGCTATCCATTGCGCTACATAGACAAGTTTGTCTGTAATAGACAATATAACATATAGGAGTTGTTTAATTGGTTTTTTTCATAATTAATATTTTCGGTCTAGAATATAATGCATATTCAACAAGGAGATGTTTATCACGTGGAAGGAGGAATTGTAAAACACCGTAAAATGAATGACGAAGAACTAAAAAATATGATCGGACATATAAGACTAAATACTGGATTCTCACTACCCGACCAACTTATTCAGGATTTTATGAACGATGGGTCTATTGTGCCATCCTTTAAAAAGTGTGTGCATTTTAATAGAAATGATTTTAATTCAATGGTCCAACACTTGAAGGTAAAAAGGAAGAAACTTCCAAGAAGAATAACAAAAAAGAATTCAATCCATCAAGATTCCAAGAACGATGTAAAAACAAGACCCAGCTCTAAACCTAGACCTAAACTTAGACCTAAACTTAGACCTAAAAGAACAGTGAAGAGTATAAAGTCCCTAAAAAAATCAATTAAATAATAGATTACTTACTCTATAATGATATTCTTTAATTACCTTGGATACATTTCTATTTATTTAATTGGTATTGGACTTGGATTTTTATTTGTTCCTTTTGTTATAAGAAAAAATGATAATGAACAAGAAGGAATAGAATTGGATGACTTATACAATAAACTTTTTATTAGTACTAAATTTCTAGAAGAAGTTATTGAAGCGCCTGAATCCAATTTAACGGAGGAAGAATTGTCTCAACTAAAAGAAAAGGTGTTGACCTATGAGATTCCGTATCTTAAATACAATGTCATTATGTATTATGATTCAGAATTTAATGCATTTATGTATTATTCAAATGCAGATATTGTTTATAAATATCTAGATATTGTTTGTCGTAAATATGTGCTGGAATTTAATTGCAAACAAATATATAAATTTTCTGAAGAAACAAAGGCAGTTGAAACTCCTACGATAGTTCAACGTGGTCCCTTTGTTACAAAGACCGAACGTATTCTATTAGAAAAAGATACAAACCGTATTATTTATAAAGGTAAGTTTGATGATTACAACAAAAAGGAGACCAATCCTCCAAAAGAGATTACTTATCAGGAGTTTTTGCTTTTGCAGCGAGAAACTCCAGATACCCAATTGAAAGAGTCAAATTAAAGGATGATTCTAATTTTTTTACAGCAATATCATATGCTATTTTTTGAAAAGGAGTAAGTTGTTTTACGTATTCCTTTTCTAATTCTTTCAAGTCTTCTTTTTCTTGTTCCATTTTACCTATTCTATATTACTTATAATTAAATCAATTTTTAATATCCCCAAATTTTTACATCATATAAATGTACTTTAAAAGTAATCCCATCCACAATGGCTTCATCTTTTTCAGACATTTCGTCACAACCTGGAAACTGAGTGCAAACTCTTCTGTTATATTCAATCGGAAGTTTAATGCCTTCTTGCATCGTATAATACGTCCATTTGTCTCGGCCTATTTTTCGTCCAAACAAGGGGAGTCTTATTCCTTGAGAAGTTAAATATCCCAATTGTCTAAACTCGGCGTCGTTATACCTTAACGGAGGAGTATATAAATTTCTTAGAGTGTCTGTTGTGTCTACGGGCTCTGCGCGGACTTGTAATACAGGCGAGTCACAAGTTGAACAAGATGAAGACAAAGTTGAAGAGGGTCTATAAAAAAAGGAAAGAATGAATAAAATAATAATAATAAAAAGATAAATTGGATTACGCATAATATATGATGACATTATAATGTTTCTTGTTGTACTTTTATTTTTAGTTATTTTATTTTATCCATACAAGGAACATTTTTTAGATACGAAAAGTGTTGATAAGTTACACGTTGATTTTGATGATATATTTGAAAAAAGTAGTAACAGTATTAGAGATGATTATGATAATTATATCAAACTTTATAAAGAACTATATGATGTTAAATAAAATACTATTCTTATTCAAATGGATGTCAAACAATTATACAGATTGACAACACAAAAAAATATTCTAGAAAAATATGATTTACCACATACTTTTTTTACAGACCCTCATACGGTGTTGGATGAAGAAACTTGTTTACACGAGATACTATGTATTTTAATAAACTATAGATTGCATTTCCCAGAGGATTCTTCTGACTTTGGCGAAATGATTGATTCAAAGTCGGGTGAATCTATACGTTATCCAAAACTTCAGATTGTTAGTAAAGTAAGACCTCCATATGTAAAAGACGCGTCTAATCCATTAATTAACCTGATATGCTTTATGAGAGCATACGCAAGTCATACCTACAGTTATAAGGGAAATTTTAGAATTTATTTTATGGATGTTTTTAATGTATTTTATCATATGAATTAGATTTAGTATTTTATTAAATACATAATATTTAAGAATGAGTAATGAAAATGTTAAAATTCTTCTTGAGAAGATTCAAAAAAAATTACAAAAATCCGCATTTAAAGACTTGGCAATTGTTGAAAAAATGAATGAACAATTTGAAAATAAACTTATGGAACAAGATAATAATATAGACTTTAACGACTTTATTAAAAATATAGAAACGGATACTAATCCAGCCAGTCAGGCAATGGCTAAAAAATTAAGAGTTGCTTATTTATATATAAATTTGGACGAACCTATAATTAGAGTAAATGTGGAAGCAGAAGTAAAGGCTGTAGAAGTATTACCAGAAGTAAAACCAGTAGTACCAGCTTCGGTGCTAGAAAACGTAGAAGCAGATAAAGTTGCAAAGGAAAAAGAAGAAGCAGAAGCAAAATCAGCAGAAGATAAAGTTGCAAAGGAAAAAGAAGAAGCAGAGGCAAAATTAGCAGAAGATAAAGTTGCAAAGGAAAAAGAAGAAGCAGAAGCAAAAACAAAAGCAGAAGATAAAGTTGCAAAGGAAAAAGAAGAAGCAGAGGCAAAAATAAAAGCAGAAGCAGAAGCGGCAGCAGAAGCAGAGGCAAAAATAAAAGCAGATAAAGTCGCACAGACAGAAGCAGCATCAGGAGCACCAGTTGTGTCACCTGCACCAGGACCAGGTCCATCAGAAATAGGAGCAGCACCAGTAATACCACCAGGAATACAAGCAGCGCTACAATCAGCAGGACCCGCAGGAGGACAAGCAGCACTACCACCAGGAATACAATCAGCACTAGCTTCACTAGGAACAGGACCCGCAGGAGCACAAGGAACAGGACCCGCAGGAGCACAAGGAACAGGACCCGCAGGAATACCAGGACTAGCAGGACTAATGTCAGGAACAGGAGGACAAGGAACAGGAGGACCAGATGTAAAAGCAGCACTAGCCGCCGCAGAAAAAGCAGCACCAATTGCAACGAGATTCGCAAAATCAGCGGCAAAATTTGCAGGAATTAAAATACCAACTTAGGAAGGAGAATATCGCTTATCTTCATACCGCGTAAATGTAGTTGGAAACTCTTTATCTCCTATAATACGATAAGTATCAAGAAATTCCTGATACTTAACTTCAAACTCCTTTTTTTTTTTATTTAATAAACTTTTTTCATTTTCATCATTAAGACCTACCACTTTAATTGCATCTGCAAAATTATAGGTTGTAGACATTATACTAAAAAAATATTTTTAAAGCTTCATTTTACCCTTCTTTTTTTCCGAAGAAGCAAGTTTTAAAACGTCCCTAAAAGATTTTTCAGGGTTTAACTTTTTCACCTTCATTACAAATAAATTCCAATCAGACAACTTTCGCTTTGTCTTGTTCTTTTTCGTTTTAACCTTTTTTGTTTTATGAGCCATAGTATATTATAAATATATATTAAAGTAATTTAAAATGTTTAAAGTTAGTAAGGTGAGTAAAATTATAAAAAAATAATTCTTCTTAAAGTATAATGTCTTGTAGTATTATTATTCCAACATTTAATCGTAAAAAGTTTGAAAGATTGATAGAATTCAATATTTGTAATCAAACGTATAAAAATATTATAGAAGTAGTGATTGCGGATGATGGAAATGAAAGTGAGAACCTAGAACTTACCATCCCCTATAAAATAAAATACATTAAATGTTCCCGTATGAGTATAGGAAACAAAAGAAATTTATTAGTGGAACATTCCTCTGGAGAATATATAGCGCATTTTGATACAGATGATATATATTTTCCAACCTTTATAGAACATTCTATTGAGACAATGATTCAAAAGAAGAAGAACGCGATTGGTACAAGCGATATGTATTTTATGTTTAAGGATGGACACACAGGCGGAATGCGAAACCCGTTATTAAGTATGGCAAATGAGGCAACGCTTGTTTACAAGAAAAGTTTCTGGCAAGAAGGTAGGTTTAGTTCTAATAATACAAGCGAAGGAATAAAATTTTTAAAGGGGCGACACTGGGAAGTGGCTCATTCCGAAATTGATAAAGTAATGTTATGTTTATGTCACGATGAAAATACAGTAGACAAGGAAATATGGAGACAAAAAAATATTGTAAACACACCTTCTTTAGTCGCGTATCATAAAATACTAAATGATTTAGGATATGTTTTGCGATAAAAATTACGAAAAAAACTGTTAGGTTAATACAATGTACGTAGTATCCTTTAAGGCGTGTTTTAACGAAAATGCAACTATATTAGCATCCAGACTAAAAATCCCTTTTGTAACAGACCTATCTCCTAAAAGTGATGATATTATGATTGTATTCGGTGCAATTGAACAAGCAGATAAGTTGGTTCTTATTCAAAAAAACATTGGTTGCACGTATATCATTATTCAGAGCGAGAAGTTTGAAAGTGATGCTTTTGATAATAAATATTATGTAGAACTTCTAGAAAGTAATCCTATTCTGGATTGGAGCCGAGTAAATACTGAAAAACTAAAGTCTAAACTAAACACCAAGGTATTTTCCTTTTATTTCTATGATTTCTTGGGAAATAATGAACTCCCTTCTTTTGAATCAAGACCGATTGATTTCTTTTTTACAGGAGAACCTGATGAAATACAAAAGGCGTTATTAGAAGAATTTAAAAAAACAAATCCTTCGTCTACCTTTGAGTTTGATAAGACCTATGAAAACCCACAAGATTTGTTTAATAAATTAAAGATGGTAAAATATGTCATTCAAATGTCAAGTAAATCTACTCCAGATACTTATACGATACACAGGGCAATGTCTGCGGGTTGTGAGGTGTTAAGTGTTGATATGGATGCATCTATTTCACCAAAATACCGTAGTTACGTACATATTGTAAACAGACTCACAGATTTCACATTGCTTTTAGAAATAGAAAAACGTGGAAATTATGAGAAGTTTATGAATGAATATGGATTAATTGAAATAGAAAATAACTTGAGGTCTATCATCTTTGCACATAAAACAATTGTAGAAAGTAAAAAGCCAAAAACTGACTTTTCAGATATGCTTGAAAAAAAATTGAAGCCTGAAAATAAGTTTTTAAATGAGCAAAATGATGATTCATCGGTTCAAGTGCTCGTCTGAATTAAATAATAAAATAATGGAATTTTCAGATATTCATAAATTTGATGATAAAGATACGTTGATTGAAAAGTTTTCGTCTTGGATAGAGACGGAAGAGATGAAAATAATTCTAGAAAAAGAGTCTAACTTTTTGCAGAGGTTTGATTATGACACTCCTATCAATGTAAAAATATTTAAGAGCATTAAATATTATTACATTAAAAAGTATTTGAAGCCAGAACCCAAGAAGGAAGTGCGTGAAAGAGTCGTACAAAGGCTACCCAAGGAACTTAAAGAAAGTATTCAAAAGGACCTTGAGGAACATTTTCAACAGGACCCAGGGTTCCGTCCTGCTGCAACCTTTAAGGAATTTGACTATGATAAAACCATTTCGGAGTCTGCTGTAAAAAAGTGTTATAACAACCAATACTATCAATTAAAGCATAAAAAATATGATGCTACTGTAAATGCCTAATCGTTTTTTGGCTTCTGGAGCTTATGGTTGTGTTTATTATCCAGGTTATGATTGTAATGGCAAAAAAATAAATAACAGGGAATATGTTACAAAGTTGGTTGAAAATAATTTTGTAACACTAACCGAATATACTGTTGGAAAACTCATAAAAAAAATTCCTGAATATTCGCGTCATTTTGTCGTTGTAAGTAAACATTGTCCCATTACAAAAAGTAATTTAACACTTATGAAAAAGGGATGTAAAATGGTTGATAAAAAAGAACAGCATAAATACATGCTGCTGTATTCAAAATATGTTAAGTCTATAGAATTATGCGATTATCTTGTAGAAAATAAAAATGTTAATAAATTTATTCGTACCTATTTTTTATTGACGGAAAAGTTAAATATCCTTACTGAAAGCGGAATTGTCCACAATGATTTGCATTTTGGAAACGTATTATTTTCATTAGATACTTCTAACCTATATCTGATTGATTTTGGAATGGCCATTATTTTAGAAAAAAATTTTATTGATGGTAAATTAAATATGGGTTATTTGAAAAAATGGTTGTTTCATTTCAATCCAAACTGGGCTTGGTGGCCTTTAGATTATCATTTTTTATGCTATTTATTTCATAATGGTCCATTAACAAAAAATATCATTGCAGATACAATTGAAATTTATTTATCTAACAAAATGTTCAAGTTATTTAATAGTAATTACACGGAAATCTATAAAAAAGAATCCGAGGATTTTTTCGTAAAATTGACAGAAATGACACGTGAAGAAGGTATTATCTTTCTTCTTGGATTTTGTAAAACCTGGGATTATTATAAGTGTTGTTTACATTATATTGATTATATTTACAACATAGTTGAGAAAAGTAAAGAAATAAATGAATTAAATGAACTACTTGTTTTATTTATTCATCCAAATCCCGAAAAAAGACCGTCCTTAATTGAACAGCGTATTATTAATAAAAAATTCTTGAATAAACAAAGCATAAATAAAACCATAAGTATAAGTATGCATAATTCATATCATTCAAAAGTTAAAAAGTCGCAATTAATAGAAAGTATAAAATAATAAAAATTGAATTGAAAGTATTTGTATGATTTAAGTTATATAACAAAAGATGGTGAAGAACATTACTGGCGGAAAGAAAGCAAAGCAGAGCGGGCGCAAAAGTTTCGTGGGGTCTAACAGACTCAAGACCGCGCAAGATAGTTGCGAGATGTATGCAATTGTTTTGAAAATGATGGGCGGTCGCGTTTGCGAGGTAAAATGCAATGACGGCGTGATTCGTTTGTGTCATATACGCGGCGTCTTTAGCGGTAAAAACAAGGGAGCTAACTTTATAAGAAAGGGAGTCTGGGTGCTAGTAGGTCTTCGCGAGTGGGCTTCTGTCATTGAGGGAAAACGGCAAGACTGTGACTTGATTTGTGTTTATTCCGATAAAGACAAGGAACAATTACTTCAACTAAGTGTGAATCTTTCCGTTTTACAAAAAGAGGAAAATATTTTGAATGAGGTTGATGAAAAGTTTGATACATCTATTATCATAGAAAATGGTCCTGACGTAGACTTTGATGACATCTAAAATAAGTATAATGTAGGTTCTAACCTTTTTTTAATCATTTTAAACATTAATTTTAAGAGTCCTTTTTGATGGATTCAAAGAAGTTTTTCGGGATTTTTTTGCTTGGTCACTTGATAAAAAAACAAATACCGAATTATGATGTTGAAACAACTCAAGACTTGGCGGAAATGGAATAGCCGTTACTTGCGTGTAAGTCGTAAAAGGAACATTTGCATTTTTTACAAAATCTTCTATTTGGTCTTCCTTTGTCTCAACCTTGTAACTGTAAATACTGGAGACATTATAACGCCTGCCCGTATCTATTCGGTGGCTTATAATCTCTGCCATAAAATCCTCTCGTGTTAATACGCCCAATTTTAAAGGGATTACTGATTTTTTATATTGTTCACAATGACCGTTTATCACATAAAAAAAATAGATATTTACAAATTGGTTAATAGACTTTTTGAAATAACCTGACTCGCATAAGGAGGTAAGTTTATCAAAATTTTCCAATTCTTTTGTAGGTTGCGGCAGATTCATTGGTATTTATCAAGAAATTAAATTTCATCTTCAAACTCATCATCTTCATCATTATCTTCCTCTTCTTCTTCAAAAACCTCTTCCTCAACCTCTTCCTCGGATTCAGTTAGAGGAACTTCTTCTTCTGAAATATAATTTGCATCATATTCTCGTCTTTCATTCTTTTGGTTTTCAAGACGAATCACGCAGTTTGATAAATGACGGTCAAGTTTAAGATTTTCCCAATATTGGTCTTCTTCCAATCTTTCTTCGGGTGTTAAACTATCAATTATTTTTGACTTGGTAAGAAGTATTAAACCTTTTTTCATTGGCTTTTTCTTGGTGGAATTAATTACATTTTTAAATAATTTTGCAAAATCCATTTTTGATTCTTCAGTCGGCTTTGAAACAACCAAAACGGGGAAATTGCTTATGTCTGTCTCGGGAACCTTTGGACCTTTGGTCTTATCAGGTTTGGAAGAGACAGTTCGCAAATGAGGAGGAATGTAACTTTTTGACATTGTACTTATATTTATACTATTGTTATAAGTTTTTTATATAATTCAATTTTAATGAATATTGATAAATTACAATTTGACTATTATCATTTAAAAGAACCGGTAACAACTCCCTTTAAAATAACAAATGAAGTCTATAAATTGAATATTCCAAAAATTATAGAACAACTTATCGTCATTATAGAAATTTTACTAAAAGAAGGTTATACCTTGTCTTATATATGCCCCGCGGACTTTGTCTTAAAAGATAACATTCTTTTTTTAAATGAGACAGGTCATATTGTAAAAATAGATGAACCTATTAAAATAAGCAAAAAGGATGATTGCTTTCATTCAAAGGGGTTGAAGGCAACTATAAAAAGAACCTATGCTTCTGTAGGTCTATTTATATTTTATTTATACACCCGAAAGGTTAAGACCTCTTTAAAAGAGGAAGATTATGGAAAATTGGTAGGCACGAAAGCCTATTATTTCATAAAAAATACTCAAGAATCTAATCCAATCTTATTTTATTTATAATATCTATATGTCTATTACAACTTTAAAAAAGAAACATAGCGCCACGTATAATATTTCAGGCGGAACAGGATTTTCTCTCAACAACTCAAGACGAGTTGAGTCTCATTCGGGCGAACAAAGAACACAAACTTCTATGAGAGGTCTAGGATACCGCGGACACGGTAGAGGTGATTTCAATAATGTAATTCCTATACAAAGTAATTATGTAAATTACGACCCCTTTGATAAAGGTGCAATCTCTGTAAAAAATACAAGAGGTATGCTTACTACCCGATTTAAATGGTTGAATAGCACCTATCCCGCGTCTACCGTTCAGGACTTGAATACGAATGACTATGAGCAATATTACGCGAATAAAATCGGGAAGATAACAAAGAATGACTTTTGGAAAATAAGCGCAGATGGACTCACGTGCGAAAAAATACCAGTTAATAGCGGGGAATGTACTAACTCTACAAACTTCCCGACTCATCTTCACCGAAAAAGTAACACCGCGTGTTATCAGGTATCAAACTTTGTAAAAAGACCACAGACAGATTATCAGAATTATTACAAGACCCAATTTTTAAATAATAATAATATTCCCGTGCCTCCAAAACTACAGCATTATCCGCCTAAGTTTTCAACCTCTAAACATTGTTGCGTAGATTTAGCACCGCCCTCTTACACCGATTTCATAAATAATTTAACTTGCAAATAGTATATGAGGACATTGAAAGAATATTTTAAAAACCGAAATCTTACACGCAAAAAATATTCGTATTTTAAAGAAAACCTTATAAACTATTTAACCCCTGAAGAATTACAGAAGTTACCTTTCAAAAATAACATTGAAAAATACAAAAAAAAGCATAACTATAATTTAGATATACCGCGTATCAAAATAAAACGCCCTGTCATAGATAGAAATCTTGTAGAAGAAATAAGAAAGCATTTTAAACCCCAAGAATATATCTTTAACGAAGATGAAAAGGTAATTGTCTCAACTCCTGATTCAAAATCCGGTTATAAAGTATTAAAGGAATTGGGGTGTAAAAATACAACCATTTTAGATTTACATCATTTAGGAAAGGGGTTTCCCTATTTTAATGTTGCTTCTATGGAGCTTAGTCCCTCGGGTGAAAATTTGTTGTTAACGATTGATTTTATTGGGAGCCGTATCTATCATTTATTTATTAAACCTATTTATTCAAATGAATTAACTGAAATAGAAATTCCTAACGAAAAGATGATACAAACTACCAACCTACTTTCTACTGCATCCTCGCAAACTGCCTACTGGGTAAATGACAATGAAATTATTTATGCAAGTATCAATAAGTATTACAACGATTCAACCATTTATCTCTACGACATTAGTAAAAAGAAACACAAATTTATCTATAAAACTAAACCTGGATTCTTTATAGATATTAAAATTTTAAATAGCAATCTTTATATCATAGCAAACATACAGACCTATGATAGTGACGAAATTTACCTGATAGATATGGATAGTTATAAAATGAATAAAACCCCTATTATAAAACGTCAGGACTCTGTTAAATATAATTATATCAATCACGAAAAAGGATTATGGCATTTACAGATTCAACGTAAGGGAGTAGACACCATTGAGACAAGCACAGACTTGAAGCATTTTAAAATCCTTTATAAAAATGATAAACCCTATGAACAAATACTTGAGTTTGATTACTATAATGAGTGTTATCTATTTACTCTAGCGACTCTTACAGGAATAAAATTATATGCATTAAAATGTGATAAATTAGTATTGATTGATAAAAGCGAGATGGACCATTTAAGCATTGAATACTTTACATCTATCAAAAATGAGGCTTGCATCTATAGACATAAATATACTTGTCCGTATCAGAAACAGACCCTTTCATTGGATACTATGACGCTTTCTCCTGTAAAAATGAATCCACGATATATAGAAAAGGAATTGTATATACGTAAAGATTTGAGAGTGACATTGATTTATAAAACGGAACCACATTTGTCTCGGTGTTTGTTGCGCGGATACGGCGGGTACAATACCTATGAGTCTGCTCACGAATGCTCTTACTATTATCCCTTGATTGAGCGCGGATTTGTGATTGCAATATCTCATTTGAGAGGCGGTGGTGAATACGGATTCAAGGGCTATTCAGAGGGAAGACGCGGGCATAAAAAAAATACGTTCTCTGATTTTATTGAGACGGCTCACTTTCTCTTCTCTAAGAAGATTACTTGCCGAGACAAGTTAGCAATTTGGGGAAGGAGTTTTGGCGGTCTACTTATCTCTTCCGTGCTAAATACGGAACCTGACTTGTGTAAAGTTGCATTGTTAGGCGTGCCCTTTGTATCTACGATTAAAACATTAAAGACTTATAAAACTCCTCTTGGTTTAGAGACGCAATCTGAATTAGGAAACCCCGACAAAGTAAACCGTTATCTTAAAAGCTATGACCCGATTCAAAATATAAAGGATGCTTCTTATCCAAATATGTTAATTTATACGAATATTAATGACACTCTTGTACCTTACAATGAACCGTATGAATATTATAAAAAAATGAAGGAACTACCTGTCTATACCTCCGGGAAACACGATATTTCTTTTTTTATGGATTATCGGTTCGGACATACACAAGGGTCTTTGATAAAAGATAAAAGCGAACACTATGGTCTGCTTTTTACTTTCCTATTAAAATATATATGAATGACAGTTTTTGGGAAGCAAATAGCGATAGCACGGAACACGTGGATAAGGTTACGATTGAAGAATTGAAATTAAAATTATTGCATCATTATGACCCCAGCATTATTCATAAATATTCTTCCGCATTAGATATTATTGCGTGCTTTATAAAGGCACAATCTTTTTTATACAATGAATCCAGTAATTATTGCAAATACCGATTAAATCTATTAATGTTTCCGTGTATTTTTTTATCCACGCTCTGCAGTGTCTTTTCGTCCTTTTCACAAAGGTTTGAATACGGGATTCTAATCATTGGCGGAGTCAATGCTGTCGTCGCCTTTTTATTAGCCATTGTAAATTACTTAAAATTGGACGCCGCAGCAGAGGCTCATCATATCTCTAGTAATCATTTTTCGCGGTTAAAGATATTATTGGAATTTACCTCTGGCGAAACATTATTGTTTGAAAACCCATTATTACAACAAAATGGATTAGAAAAGGAGGTTGATAATTGGTCAAGGGTACACGACCCTGAAAATATGGAAGAACAGAAACTTATTTATAAAAATAATGTAAATGAAACAATAAAGGAACTACAAGACAATCTTATTAAATCATTACAGACCAAGATTAATGCAATAAAGGAAAGGGTGATTGAAATACGCGAAAATAATAGGTTTGCCATTCCACAGGCCATTATTGACCATTATCCTATCATTTTTAACATCAATATCTTTTCCTTTATAAAAACAGTGGAAGATTATCGTATGGGAATCATTAGTTCTCTTAAAAATATTTTAAACGAAATAAGGTTTTTAAACAGCAAACAAATGACGGATTCAGAAAAAGAACGTGTAAAGTCTTTGTATCTAAACAAAAACTATATTATTAATGAACTCATTATGTTAACAAGCACACACAATCTAATTGAGGTTTTATTTCAACAAGAAATCAAAAATCATTATATCTATAAAAAATATTATCCTTTATTTGTGTTGCAGGCATTTTCTAATTTTTTTCGGTGTAAAAGCGAGACCTTTTTTTTACCAAAGGAATATAAAAATCCGTATGATTGCGGGTTTATTGATAAAACAAATAAGTCTCTTTTAAGAAAGATATTGAATATTAACGAGTAAACAAGTTACAAGAGTTTAAAAAGTTTTACTTGTCACGAGTAGGAATAGGTTGTTTCAGTTGCCATAATATAGCAGATGTATTGTTAAAATATTGCATATCCAATTTTATGTCTTGATATAAAAATTCACTGTATTTTGGGTCATAAAATGGGTCTTCAAGGGTTGCTAATCTTTTAACCAGTGGGTCTAGTGTATCGTTATTTACTGAAATAGGGTCATATTGATTTTTAAGTCCCTCCTTTAAACGTATGATATATACATAAAATAAAAATATAATAAGAACCAATATTATTGTAATCATTTATATATATATATATAAATTAATGACACAATGTATTAATACTGATAATAAAATACAGATTGTTAAAAAAGCGTTATCCGATAATGGTTTATCAGAGAATACTTTATCCAATAGTGGGTTTAAAAAAATACATATTAATGGAATTTCTTCAAAAGGGAATACAAATACAAGAGACGAAATAGAGGGAACGGGAACGATTAACTTACAAAAATGTAAGGACAAACTTACTCCAACGCCTGCAAACATAAATAATGCTTATGATAAATCAACCGCTTTAGCCGATGAACAAGTAAAAGAGATGGAGAAATTAAAAAATCCATCTCTTGCATCAAGAGCAGTGTCAAGTATTCTTTATAATAAAGAAGACCCTCAGCCTAATTATTTTGAACCCACTAGCAAATATTCTAAAATTATTATTGGTATCATAACAGGGTTCTTTACCATTTTTATTATTTATTCTCTTGTAAAAACTTTAGGAGTATGGCCATCTTTGAAAACTCTTGGGTTTTTGTTTAAAAGATTATTTGTTTTTATTTTTATTGTAAGTCTTATTATATTTACGTATAGTATTTTTATATGGATTTTTTTCATCGGAAAAATACTTATTAAATATATTATCTATGCAATAGACCCTTTGAAACATCCTACTGTAGATGAAAGACATCATAGTTTACTGCAATGGATTATTTTACCACAAACTTATTTAATAGCATCTAGAACCTATTTCATACTTGCATCACTCATTATTTTTCTCTTT